TTTCGAAATAGCTATCCTTAATATTTAGAAGAGTATTATTATTTAGAACTTCAGAAGAGTCTGAAGTATTACCTAAACAGAACTCCTCCTCTGTAGGATAAGTCTTAACTGGGAAATCATACAGATGAGTTAAGACATTCTTAACTGCTGGTAGAGATAAATCCCCTTCCTTTGTAACTTCCCACTTTCCGTTTGGAGTCCAGGACCAATAATAGCGAGGCTTTCCAAAATTAGAAGTAGTAGGAAGTAATTCCGTTACTGCTTCATACGGGGAAGGGCTTAGGTGTGTCTCTGTCCAATACTGCTCTAATTGGAACCCCCACACATACATAGTTTTATCAGCAATATAACCATCAGGAGCAGCACTATCTCCTATAAAGAAGAGAGCTTTCGTAGCGTCCCCAGTAGCCTGAGGATCTGGATTAGATAATCCAGTAATGGTTGTTATGATGCGATACCAACCATCACCAGCATCTTCAACGATACTTTCCATGTTAGAGTCCGACTTGGCTCTATACACAGGAACACCCCCATCCCACTTCCATTGAATAGTATGATCTCTGTCGGGGCTAAGGTGGTCCGTATTTTGAAGGTCTATCATAAAGCCCGAAACAGCATTAGTAGCAGGTTCTTTAACATAAAAACTTATAGCTATAGTTTTCTTAGCATCCCACTCAGGCATTCTGGGCATGGAGGAAAGTGCGGCTATACTTCCATAACCTTGCCCCGTCCCTCCGTTTTCTCCGCTCATTATTAGAGAAGACGCTCCACCAAACGGGTTTGTAACTTCAATTGAAGACATAGTACCTAATAAGTTATTTCCCAAGGTCCAATAAGTACCGTCTGATAAAACTTCGTTCTGACTAAAAGATAACAGGTTAGGGTTTGGTCTAGGCTTGGGTTCCGTATGAATCCAAACTCCTAACTTGCCTCCACCTAAAATGGGAGAGTTTTCTTGAGCCACTAAAGCTTTTACATCTAATTTGAACTTGTGATCTTTAATAAAGTGATTAGGTCTATCCCCATATGTAGAAAGATCAAAGCGAAGTCTAGGCAATCCTCCAAGAGACTTACACTTAATAACGGTGTTATTAACAAGGGGATTTTCCATCCCCTTAACAGCAGTAGAGGAATCTAATTTAAAGATAGTGAATTGGTTGGCTGATGGAGCCCCAGAAATATCCGAAAATTCAATACCACTTAGGATTTGGGCATTTCTAAGCTCTGCGTTATTGGGATTTCCTTCAATATAAGTTCCTGACAGAGGAATAACTCCTCGCCCTGTTCCGAAAATTCCAGATGTTCCCTCTGCGGTTCCATTCCATACATTACTCACATTAATTGCACTAGCACTATCAATTGTAGGAGCTACCATATTTCCAACAGCAGACCCAGCTAAATCAAAATCACAGTTGTAAAGACCTTTGCCAAACACTTGAGCAAAGATATTACCTCCAGTCTTAGCAATCTCATTTAGCCCCAAAGGATGTTTCGCAAAATACTTACAATAGTCTCGATGAGCTTTCTGGAGTCCAGTACCGAAGCTAAAGTTCTCGTAGTCTGCAAAAGAGTTTAGAACAAAGCCACTAGCAATAGCTTCGTTAGCAAAGCTTTGTCTATTGTTCTTCCAATAAGCATCAGCAGCATAAGAACTAGAAGTTAAATTAATCTGTTCGTTAGCGTAATCATAAGCCTTAGATTCAAGAAGCTCATGCATGGTGTTATATACCTCAGGAACCTGACCTCTATCTACATACCTGTCTGTAGTAGAACTCACTTCTGGCATCTTGTTATTTGATCCAAGAGAACTTAATCCCCTATAAGGATAAGTTGCGCTAGTATAAACTCCAGAGAATTGACGAGAAGAATCTAGCTTCTCACACTCATGCCACACCCCTGATGGGTTGATGGGATCAAGTATAGGATAGAACTCTCCTGCTGAAGGGACATAACCTAAGGTAAGTTCTCCTTTGTCTATAATTTCTGGGCCACTTAGTTCTACAGATTGATATGCAGTGGGGAGAGTAAGTCCCAAAGATAACGGATGCTGTTCTAATTGCGGAGCATACCAATATAGTTCTTTATCTCGAATATCTGCGTCATCCGTATGGAAGTTATTTCCAAGATAAAATATTGGAATCGCCTTATCACCTTCAAGAGTTCCCGTATTTGCAAGCCCATTAACAGTAATGCCTAACCTATACCAACCACTTCCTACATCTTCAATTGTAGTAGTACTTGAGGCAGCACCACCACCCCCATTAGTTTCAATTGTAGGAACACCATTCACAAATTCATATTTGTCTGTATACGAAATAAGGGGATTAGTTTTATCATAAACATTTAATTGAAAATAAGTGGCTGATGTAGAAGGATTATCATGTGCTTTTACATAAACACTATAACATAAAGCAGAATCTGCTCTAAACCTTGGACTCCTATAATAATTGTTAGTGGTGGTTAAGGCTTGTCTACCCGTTGAGGTTCCGTTTGCGCTTAATATTAAAGAGGAAACTCCACCAAAAGGATTAGTATGTAATACACTTGAAAATGTCCCCAACTCACCACCAGCAAACGGCGACCAAGATATACCAGTTAAATCAGAATTAAAAGTAATGGTTGGATCTAAACCAGGATCAACAGTGTACCCCAATAAGTTTGGATTCTGAGCTTCTAGATCCCAATTCACAGGAGAATTAAATCCAGTCCTATCGTAGTATCCTTCTTTTGGAAGAGTATATCTAAAGTTTCTTCTTCTTAAAGCTCGTCTAGGAGCAGTAATATTAGCAAGAGTGGTTGATTCAAGGGCATCAGTGATTCTATCTACATCTGCTCGTTTGAAAGTATTAAGTCCCCCTCTTCCATCAGAGTTGCCTGGAGCTACTAACCCCATAGCTGCTCCACTAATCTCAAAGTTTCCTAGGACAGAGGCTGAAGTATAGGAGGCTCTATTATCATCTTTATCAAAGCCCAAGTATTCCCACTTAGCACTTGAGGTGGAGAGGGCATCCTCTGCACTAGCAGTTAGATTTACTCTGGTAATAGCATGGGCAGGAGAGAACTCTCTTGCTACTCTAGCTGCTTCATACAGAGCATACTTTCCGTCTCCCTCTAAAGTAGTTTTAGCAAAATCAAAATCAGTATCTTTAAAGTTAATGAATAGATGAGAAGACTTTCCGTTCCACAAGTCCAGCAGATTCTTCTCATAGTCTGAGATACTAAGCATTACATCATCAAAGTTCGACGGAACTTGCACCGAACTAAATAGCATTAAGAACTCATTTAAAGTTCCTAAATCTGAGTCGTCTGTAACCGCACTGCTAAGGATATAATTACCTACCTCATCAGCAAAGCTCTCCTTTACTTTGAAACACTTAAGCCTAGCTACTAACAAGCTGACCAAATCAGCAGTAACAGTAGAGTCTCTATAGTATTTTACTTCTTCAAATGGGGGAAGTGGGTAGTTTTCTTTCTCTCTATAAGAGAATAAGAAATTAAGATCTCCTTGAGGCTTAAGGTAGGTTGGTCTTTCCCCTGTGGTTGGATGATCTGCTCCAGCCATATACACACCTGAACCTAACGCACCAAATCCTGTCGCAGCCTCAAAGGCTTTACTTTCGTCAAATTGTTTCGCTTCTTGTTTGTAAGCTTGGTATCCAAGACTGTCTACTGAATGAACATGAAAGGGTTTCATCCCTGGCTCATTAACAACGGTGTATCGTTTTGTTGTACATCCATTAGCATCAAGTTCCCACAATTCAGGTACAGAAAACTTGTTTCCATGAAACAAAAAGTTATCAGGAAAAGCTTTATATAAATCTAAAAGAATACTGTCTGTAACAATTTTAAGATTTTCATCTAAGCTACTGGTACTATAGGCGTAGATTCCTGCTTGATTAGCTAAATCAAAGGTCCATGTATTCAAGTCTTTAAATAAGGGGGACTCTGTGCCTAAAGCGTACCAGATTAATTGAGGAATATATGACTCCCAAAGTTCATCCACCTTACCAGAGACATCAAAAACAGAATCAACAATTAGCGCATTAATAGCAGCTTGAATAGCATCTATCGTTCCTGATTTCTTATAGAGATCTAAAGCCAAGCGAAGTTGTTGTCTCCACTTTGAAGGAGAATTACCACGAAGTCTAAACCCAATAAGGTCTGCTATGTATTGAATATGCTCATCTTTAACATTTTCAATATCATAAATTAAACCAATGTTGTCAATTTCATTAGTAAGATCAGCAAACTCATACCCCAACAGATTAGTAAACTTTCTAAAAGGTCCTTTAGCTGTTCGATCAGTTAAAGATAAAGAAGCATCAATAAAATTATCAAAAGCACTTTTAACTGTATAGTCCTGTTGATCAATATAGAGGGGAGAGTAGATTACATCTACTAAAGTTTGAAGAGCTTCAAGCTTCTGGGTTCCACTGGTATAAGTTGGAGTAACCCCAGCACTAGACTCAGTGATACCATCTGCTGTTCCAGAAACAAAATCAGTAGGAATATATGAACCGAAAGAACAGGTTTCGTTATTTCTCCACAGGTATTCTGTTAATCCTTTAATACCGTCAATAGTCTCTAACGTATTTCCTAGATATAAAGAATTTAAAGAGCTAAGAACATAACTCGATGGAGAATAATCTAACCCTCCATCGGCAGATGTATTTAAGAAATACATCCATCCTAAAGTATCTACTAAATGATTATGAACACTACTAGCATTTACATCCCCTGTTAGTGCTGAAAGCGTTGTCATATTCGCCTGAAGCGGATCCACCTGAGTAAGACTCGGAGGTATAATCATGGGAAGAAGTGTCCCAGACAAATAGGTGGCGAACTCTGCGCTAGTATCGTAGTTTGCTAAAGTAGTGCTTAAAGGCAAAAGAATCTTGCTTTCAAACAAGAAGGGATTAATCTTAGTTAACTCATTTTGTTTAACAAAGTACTGGGATATTCCACTGATATTCCCTAAAGCACTTGTTTGGCTATTAGCCACTCCCGATAGAGGTATAACATTAGAAATTCGGGACGCAACATTAAGGTGGGAATTAATAACCTGAGAAAGGGGGTTTACCTCGGTTCCACTTAATGATAAATCTTCCGTCTTATACACCTCGGGGGTGATAAGTTCTACTAGATCTACAAAGTTAGTCTTGTAGTATTTTCTAGGATTTGGTGTGTACTTGCTATCGCCCATTAGTCTAGTAATTCTACATTAATTGTTAAGTTATTCAACTGAACAATTTCATTAAAATCAATTGAGATATCTTGTTCAATGTTATCTATAGTTGAGTATCGAACTTCATCAACCTCAAAGATTTGTCTGTTCATTTGAGCCACATTAAAATCTTCTCCGAACTCTTTATTATCTACATTCATATATGTTAGGATCTTATCTCTAACTCTCGCTTTAATTTGATCCTGGTTTTCTTCCTCTTCTCTATCAATCCGAATTGTGGTAATTAAATCTAAAGTTCTAATAAGCCCATCAACAATAACCACATCGTCTGTTGCCATCTTCTTCTTGTTAATAGCAGTTAGTAATTGAGTTTTAAAGTTTGTCGTAGCTCGTTGTAATTGAAAATCAGAAGCTTTTTCAAGAACATAAATATCAACTACATTAGCAGAAGAATAAGCTCGTCGAGTAGCTGCTGTAGCCTTACCAATTGTACCAAAGGTGCTAATAAACGTATTAGCGAACACAGAATAATCCTCTAAAGTAACTAAACGATCCTGCCTTCTAAAATTTAGTGGAGCATATCGTTTAGCATGGTCTAAAGTCTCGGCATTTGAGCCTCCTGTACCTTTAGAAGTATTTGTTATATTTACAGAAATAGCACCGTCAAGAGTCCCAGCAAGAGTATTATCAATAGTATTCTTTCCTATGTTCCCTCGGGTTCCTCCCCCCACTCTATAAAAGACATAATAATTAGAGGTGTCATCTGGAGAAACTCCTACACTGCCGTCCCCGAAAACTATGGTCGCTTTGTAATCATCGTCGTAAACTACTTCAAAAATCTTATCAGAAGATCCAGAAGCGAAAAACACATTAGGTACTTCAACAAAGGCTCCGTTCTTGGTCGCATTAGGCCCATCAGTATAAACCTGAACGCTTCCCTCTACAACAGGACTTTGTGTAAGTTTAATAGTTTTAACACCTTCAGTGGCTGCGAAACTTCCTGTATCTTTTACTAATGTACCTTCTTGTAAAACTACATTTTCAAATATTTTATTATCAGCACCAATAGTTTCAGTATAATGAAGTTCAACATTACCAGTACTATTAACTGTATCAACAAGCCCATTAACAACTTTATATAATGTATAAGTTAAAACTCCTCCATCTTCAGGAGAGACAGTTTCAATTATTCTATTTTGTGCGCCAATAGTTAAAGTTCTCTTCGCGCCTACAGAGGTTAGTGCTGTCGGAGAAGTAATCTTCGCATCAGTCGCAGCAGAAAGAGGACCCTTCATACGAATTCCAATTAACTGCAATAGCTTCTTAACGCTAGGTCGTTGTGTTGCAGTGGCTAGAAAGTTCTCATTAGCAAGCATATCAGCCTTCATAGACATAACAGATCCCATGTAGGCTACAAGCTCTAAGAACATCATTCCTAAATCAGATTCTACAAAATACTTATAATCTCTAGGATAAACTGCCTTAGCATAATCAATTAGAGAATTACGAAGAGTAAGAAAATCAGTAGCAGCAAAGTTAATAAGAGAAGGTCTCTTTACTACAGGGACTTCTGCTAACTTCATAAAGTCCGATGCAATGGTTCCAGAAAAGTTCATGATATGTTTACCTCAACATCAAATGTTTCTAAATCAGCAGTATCTAATTTTAATGATAAAACCACTTTAAGGGAGTTTCCTCCTGCTGGTCCTGCTTCTCCCATAGGAAAAACAGCTAATTTTCCTATGTGGGCTCCTACAATATAATTCTTAAATGAGTATTGAATCTCCCTCTTAATTGATTCAAAAGTAGATTCATCTAATGGTTGAAAAAGATACTTTCGTAGATTGCACCCAAAATTGGGAAGCATAACTCGCTCTCCCCTCTCTGTTAAAAGTAACTGCTTAACTGCTTCTTTTATCATAACAACACCAGATCGCTTTGAAAAGAAGCCCCCTCCCGAAGTAGATCCCAGGGGGAAGGATAGCCCGTAAACCTCTTGCTTCTGCGAGGTTGGTCCTTGCTTCATATACCTAGGAGGTATTCTTCCAAAAACCGAAACTGTTTGGTTAGCTGCCATTAGGTAATAATATTCTTGAAGAAGCCTTCTTGGGCTTTATAGTTTTTTAAAACTTCTGCATTATCTAGGGCTCTAGAGTAAAATTTTAAGCTTCCTATGTGACCACGCAATCCGCTTGTTACTCCTGATCTATTCCCTCCTAGGAAGTTGCCGTGCTGGTACATACCATCCGTGTATCCTCCACCAACAATCCAAGGAGTATAGAAGGTATTTAGGAGAGGACCTTGTTTTAGTACCGTAGGACCATCCACCGTAGTAGAGGAGTATTGGAAACTATTATCTTTCTTAAAGGAAGGCAAATTTGGTGCAACTTGGGGGTCTACCCCAAATACAGTAGAAATAGCAGACGTAGCCACTAATGAACCATCAGCAAAAAGGTTAATTGTGTCTGTAGTAGGATCACAGGATATATCAATAAGAACGAATTGAGAAGATACATTGCCGAAGGCTGTGGCAGAAAGGTCCACTTTCATTTTATAGAAAGTTTCATAATCCTGACAATCATCATTATTAATCCAAGAGGCTGAGGAGAGGTCTCTAGCTTGGGTTGGGGCTATGAAGAAACTTAAAGAGGAGGCTGGGTCGTTATCGTAATTATTATTGCTGTAAGCTGCGGAGGCTTGGGTAATTCTTCTATCTCTAGTAAAGCCACAAACCATTCCTCGCACAAACTGATCACCTCGTCTATTTTCTAAGAAATCCAGATCCCGTGCCGTTGCTGTGTGATCTATAGCAGAAGCTCCTGATGCTGCGCCAACATTCTCACTAGCTAATATTACCTTTGTAAGCGCAGATGCTGTAGAACTGAGCCAACCAACTCCTCCGTCCATAATATCAGGAACATGAGCCCAGCACTCCATAGTAAACCCACTTGGCGAATAAGTTAGATCCTGGAACTCTTTAGTGTCGGGGAGCTTTGCATAAGATCCTAGTGCTGATGCTGCTGCGGGATCACTAGATTTATTTTTAACAATACCTTCTAAATAAGGGATGCCTAGACCAGAGACAAACATAGTTTTTTTAGAAGACCCAACTAACTGAGCATTGTTATACATATTCTCCGTAGCACAGTTGGTTACTGGGAACGCAATAGAGGATGGTAACTCTAAATCAGTCTCCAAGAAGTTGTATATGGCAAAGAGATTATCATTTACAATCTGATCATTTAAAGATAGTACAGTTCCTGCGTTTGCGGAGGATGGAGAATAAAGAATAGATCCTTTTCCTACAGTAGGAACATTCAGATGTCCAATCGAGAGAGAAGGAGGTTTTGCACTTGTCTTAGCAAACTTAGCATCAATAGGTAAAACAATACCTACAACATCTGCTTGTTTGAAAATTAAAGAATTTTGTTTTTCAAAATCTACTGATAGATCATAATCAGCTAAATAAGAGAAATCATTAATTGGAACCTCCCCAGGAGCAAACCTAGGACCAGCCAAATCTCCATAAATTTGGGGGGCTTTTACAGCAACCTCAATCTGCTTCTTTCTTCTATTTATTTTATTATTATGATTAGCAATTTCAGAGATAATTAAGTTTCTCTGGTTAGTTACAATTGAAGAGTCTTCTCCGTAATCAGCGATAAAGGTATATAAATCAGAAGACAAGTTATACACTTGCTTATTTCTTTGTTGTTTAAGGACTGAGAGGAAGTGATCCTCGTCATAATACATCTGGAGTCCTTGGCTATCATCAATTCTATCTATATCAAAAATGTTATCTGTAAACTTATTTAACGCTTTGATTGAGACCGCTTCACCCTTTCCTCCAAGGTTAGGATCGTAATCATATTTCCATTGATCCCCAATAGGAACTATTCCCGAAATAGCTAGAAATACGGGATCCAAACCACCAGACTGAGAATCATAATAAAGACCATCAGAGGTTAGTACATACTGTCCTGTAGCAGTTTTCGGGGGTCCATAAGTAAGTCTAAAGACTTCTTGTTCATCACTCCCAACTTCAGGATCTTCCAAAGGACTTCTAGGAAAAGTAGTTTGGTTTAAGAAGGGATCTAATTCTGTTGAATCAAGTAGCTTGGGCTCTAATGAGGGGTCTGCAACCCTTTCCTTGATGATATCATTGATTTCATCAAGCTTACTATTGCATTGAGAAATAAAGTTTGCCGCTGAAGCGAGTCGAGCTTTATCTCCTGAATACATAGAAGCAAAGAGTTCATTGGCTTCTGCTGAAGGAAGGGTAGCTCTCTCGTCAGCAGAGTTCCCTGATTGGTAGGATTGGAGGTCGTTCCACTTCTGAAGACAATCAGTGATCGCATCAATTTGATTTGTTATATCCGTATAGTTTTGGTATATTTGCGCTCCAAATGATGCAGCATATTGGAAGGCTCCTAAAAGACCAGAGAGGTTATCTTTTGTTTGGCTATCATCATTATCAATCCCCATCCAAGCAGTATCTGAGAAAAACTTAAATACTCCGTTCTCTGTATCAAATTCAATAATACCCGTATTCAACATCAGCTTCTTGAAGACCTCTTTGGTTATTTCATTAGCTTTCGATTTTCCCGCAGCTACATTTGATTGCATATTGCTTAATACAGAGCTTGGAAGCAGCTTCATAGCATCCTGGGCGATATTCAACATACAGCTAGGCATTCCATAAGCCATGCCCAGGGCCTGAATAGCTCCAGTCCCTGTTTGCCCCTGAACTTTTAAGAATGTTTCTAAATCAAATGATGCCATAATCGCCTCTTAGTATGTAGTAACTCCCTCATCTCCGTAATAACTTTGTCCACCCTGCGTGATGGGTGGGGTTGGTCCTGCTCCATTTGCCAAGTTTATTTTACCAGCATCAATATTTACGGTTGGTCCTGCTTGTACCTCTAAGTTTTGACCAGTTTTAATGCTGAAGTTATCGTTAGATTCCATCCTAATCGCTTGTCCTGCCTTCAGGTCAATATTTCCCCCTGCATCTAAACGAATATCCCCCTTTGTTTTAATGACAATAGCCCCACCAGTACCGTTAGTTTCAATCTGAATTAGTTGGTTGTTTCCTGCACTATCTAAACACTCAATAAAGATTCGTCCTGCTTCCGCTTGAGTGAACACATTGACATCCTTCCACTTACTCTGAACATTTACATTTCCTGCTTTATTGGGTTCACCTTCAGCAGCATTAACTCCTGTTGAGTTGTTGAGAAGCTGAAGTTCCCTACCGTCCCTAACCAAAATATCGGTCTGAGATTCTGTATTAATATACTTTTGAGGGCCAACGCTCTCAACCTGAATAGATCTAGCAGCCACACTATTATTTTGCGGGTTATCAGCTAAAGTGATTTTACTACCATTACCAGAGTCTAAAATAATAGAGTCGATGCCTGGGGCATCAGAAAGAGTAACTGTCTTATTTACGTTTGATCTAATTTCTGTCTTCTTGTTAATGAATCCAGGATTATAATCCTCACTTACGATAATGCCTCCACCTTGTGGTCCTGTAAGTTGGACTGCCATGGGCTCCCCTCTTGCCCTGTAGAGGTTCGGGTTGGCTCTCTCTAGAGGATATAGGCTATCATCGGCAAGTGCCGCTCCTTCGACTTGGAGGGGCTCTGGGGCGAAGGTGGCTCCTAGGTAGTACCAGTCTTCAGAGCTTCCTGGTTTACAAACCAAGACTTGAGTTCCTACTTGAGGAATACCTATAAAAGCTCCTGCTCCATTGGAGGCATAAGGACTAGTATACCAAACTCTTTTCTCCTCATTCCCTAACTCAAAAATTCTAGCTAAGAACGATCCGCTTCGACTTGCATCGGATCTATCCCTAACTTCTGCTAATGAAATTATCTGGCTCATTCGGTAGTCTCCTCTTCTTTAAACTTAGGGGCATTCTTTACAAGGTTAAATTCAGAAGTAGCAGTACTTGTATTAATAATATGTTTGAATCCCATTATCTTATAAAGACCGCTAAAGAAGGAATTCAATAAAGTTTTTTCAGCATCAACAGATTGCTTTATAGGAGCATCTTGAGCAAAAACTATACAAGGAGAAGACATATGATGAATATTTGATACATGAAAAAGGGGCAAAGTTTTTATACTCATTTGAAGAGCCTGTCTATACATATTTTCCATCATATCAGTCATCACTGATTGGGGGTTTCCAGGTAATAGTTGGTCAATTGCGATATACCCCCTAAGATCCTCATCGTCTCCTCCTTCCGCTTTCTCTAATACCGCAGCAACAGCATTAGCAGCCTCTAATGGATCTTGGACTTTAAGCTCTCTCATAAGCTCTATGGACACATTCCCTTTTAAGTCTTCTATTAACTCTTTTCTATTATCTGCTCCTAAAACAAAATTCTTTTGTTTTAAATAGGCAACCGCAGCACCAACAGTGCGAATAGGAAGAGTTCCTGTGCCGATAGGTAAGACCCCCTCTGCAACTGCCGAGGCTTTTCTTGTGACCATCTTTGAAAATCCTGCCTTTAGTTGTGCAAAATAAACTCCTCCAAATTTAAAATTCATATCTAGAATATTAGGATTTGTTGTATTGTATCTAAAAATAGGAACTCCTTGTTTCTTTATATAATCTAGTTCTGTGTTGGTAAATTCTTTATCAGAGTACCCAAAGGTATCAGGGATATCAGAAATGTCTCCAAAGGATCCTGCTCCTGTAATAGGAGGAAATGCAATTTCTCTTACCGCTTTATTATAGCTCTTATTAGTTAGGATAATTGCATCTAGTGGGTGGAGAGGAATTGCTTTAACTGCACCAATAATACCTGCTTTATAAATTTCAGATTGTTCTTTGGCTTTCTTTTCAAGGGAAGCGATATTAAAGGAAGATGCATCTGCGTTAAGACTTGGGGCAAGGATATTTTTAGCAAAAAAGTACCCCGCTTCTGTACCTGCGTATGAGG